TACAGCTTAATTGTGCAAAGATAGGAATAAGTTTTAAATCCACAAATACTTTTAATGTTATCTTACAAAAAAACCGCCCTATCCTCACGGACGGGGCGGGAAAAATGGAAAAATGCCCATTCAAATCCTTAAAACCATTCAAAAATGAAAAAAGACCATTGAGTTGCGGGGACAGGATTCGAACCTGTGCTGTAAGTTTATGAGGCTCACGTGATGCCACTTCACTACCCCGCCTTTTACACCTGCAAAAGTACTACTTGTTTTTCGTTCACGCAAATATTTTTTCGCATAATTGAAAAACTTTACTCAAACTTAACTTCCACTTTGTTCCCTTTTATCTTATGTGGCATACGAACGAATGTCTGCCTATCATCGAAATGCTCATAGTAGTCTATCATCTCTGCACGATCTGAGTCCGTAAACATGGCTGCGGCAGACCAGTTTAGTATCTTCTTTCTTATATCTTTGCGTATCCAGCTCCAATGGTGCATTGTGATTGTTTCTTTTGGGAAAAAGTAGTCGCAGTCTGACTTGATGCGTCTCGTGGGGTCTGAAGGGTTTGGAAACGGTATATCGAAATCAAATCGCTGGCTGGTGTGGCACAGGAATGGGACTACCCTTGGTTTGGAAAAGCAGTCGTCTTGTAAAACGCAATTCTTATATTTGTAGTAGTTCTTATAATAACAATAAGTGGATTTTGGAAGCCATTTCCGCACTACTTCTTTTACAGAGGCAAACTCGTCTGCTTTGTAAAACTCGTCTGAATCCATTATCAAAGCATAGTCTATTCCCTTTGCGTGGAAGTATGTTAACCCCTGATTCCTGCGAACTGTCTCTTGCTCTCTTGGAGGCAAATACTGTATTAATGGGAATGTTACGATATTGTCTGCCAATTTGTCTCTCAATATGGCTTCAACTTCGGCCTTATCGTCAGGCGACGCTGGTACACCATTATAACTCGTATCTGACCACAAAAGCACCACTTCGTCAACAAGCGGCCTAATTTCCGTAATAATGTCCCGTAAATGCTCTGTCCCCTCGTAGCAGATAATACCAACACCAACCTTGATACTATTCTCGAAATCTGGTACGCTCTCAGCCCATTTTTGCATTTGCTTCTGAGCCTCTGTATTATCAAAGCCTGTACCGTGTGGATGGTATACGGCAACAGCGTCATCGACAATGTTTAGTAACCCTCTGTCTCGTGCCTTTTTACACAAGTAGAGGTCTGTGCCCCATCCTATTTGATTAATGGATACGTCCACAGGGAAGCCGAGTCTCGTCCTGAATAACTGAAACCACCCTTCAAAGTAAGGCACGGCTCGGTAGTTCCCTGTGGAGCTTGTGTATCCATATAAATGACTCCTTCCTTGTCTAACGCAAGAGGGTTGATAACATCCCACGTTGCTTCGTGAGATTATATCAAGCATCCTCTTTGGTATAGCCTCTGTCATAGAGTCGGCTATTTGAACGTCGGAGGTAATAATACAACACCATTCGTGGTTTCGGCTCTTCTTTATTGCCTCGTTAAACATGCCGCCATAATATATGTTATTATAATGTATGGCTTTTGGGCACGGAGGATTAGAGCCTGAGTCAAGTATGTATGTTTTAAAATAAGGTTCAAAGATCGACTTTAAACGGAGCGCATTAGTGTTGTTGTTGTAGTTGAAAATCGTTACTACAACACGTTGGCTTTGGGTGGTTTTCTGTGCCATTGGTTAGTAGGTTTTGTGGTTAGTTATAATCCTTGGTTATTAGCACCTTGGCCTGTGCTACCAGGAGGCTGCACCGACGCATCTGGCGTTTCAGGCTGCTTGGAAAGTGCTGTTGCTTGCTGTTTTTTCTCCTCTCTTTTATCTTCTTCTTCTTGTTGTTTTTGTAACCTCTTATATTCCATAGGGTTGTTAAACGGTATCTCTCCAGCAGCAGTTTGAGTAGATGTTGCACCAGCGTTCTTTGACATAACGATATTTGTTATCTCTTCGGATACGTTTTTTGGGACATAAGGTTCTAACAAAAAGGTGAGCCGAGACTTAGTGTATTGCTCAACATCGTCTTCGATTTGCCCAACGAGCTCCTTGAATAGGTTAACAACCCTTGTTAATATCGGTCTCAATTCGGCTATCATATTGGTAGACCACTGCACTTCTCGCCAATAAAGATTACGAATGAAAGCCCCTGTGTTCTCACCAGCTTTTAGCTCTTTTGGGTTTATGATGACCAATGCTAAGGTCTCACACAGCAGGTCGAGATTTTTCTCCAAGTCTACAGTGAATGTGTTACTCGCATCGGCGGGCTTGAGTATTTCTGCCTTCCCATCAGTTGTTTTGCTTGCAATAACCTTTCCCATATCGCCAGACGGTGGTAGTGAAAGTATACCGCCGGCTATAAAGAGAATCTGATAAGCATAGTATCTGTTGTTCTCGCCAAGGTCGGACATGATGCGTTCAAGCCTGTCTATTGAGTCTTGACCAACACCCCACACAACGTCGCTAATTCTGTGATAAATAACAGGGAGCTGGGAACATCCGTGAGATTTTCTGTCTATGCAGACCCATCCGTCAGAGGATTCTTCGATGATTTTACCTTTGAGTCGAGCGACAGCCTTATCGAATATTCCTTTTCTATCGTTATCACGAACCCATACCTCTACATTCTTTTTGTCGTATATTTCTATAGTATCGACTCCAGACACCTTGAACAGGCGAACAAATATATCCTCGTTGTTTTCGTTTTTAGTGAAATTAAACACGTCGCCCTTCTCGAAAGAGAATACTTTGTAATGAACCTGACCGTCAGTCTTATATAAATATATGGCTGCATCTCCAGTTCCAAACAGGGCTCTGCCCCAAGAGTTGAGAGCGTCAGTCATTCCTGTGACCCCCCAATGACTTCGTATGGTGGCCACTCTTTGTTCGTTCACCTCGTCTTTTCCTTCAGAGCCAAACCACATCTCATTCCCAAAGGTGGTCGTCACCTTGTGCCTCAATGCGCCCTCCTGAAATCCGACAGACACGCGTTCCACTTCTTCGTATCCATAAAGCTCATTTGCCTGAGTGGTTGCGTTATACCTATACTTTGGACGCATAGAACGATATTCGCAGTGGTTTATCTTGTGGGCAGATGGAACGAGTTCATCCATAAAGTCGGACTGATACATTCGATAGGCTAATCCGTCATCGAATCGCATTTCTTCTGTGTCAAAATATCCAAACGAGCCAGCCTCCTTCTGATAGTAGCGTGGGGCACGGCGAAACCAAACCTGCTTACTTAGGTAGGGTGAAATTGCTCTTTTTGCCATATTAAGAGATTATATTTCCTGATAAATACGGCAAATGTAATGTTAAATTCCTATATTATGCAAAAAAACATTTGGAAAGTTAGATTTTATCTGTTATCTTTGCGGTGTTAATTATTTACTTTAATTTTTATATCTATGTTTATTGAAAAAGGCGTTAGACTTTTGTCAGAAGACTTCTTCTGGGATGGCATCGAGGAGATGCAGGTAGGTGATTCTTTTGTGGTGGAAGGAGACCATAACACAAAGGAGAAACGTGGAATCTATCAATCGGTTATTAATGGATTGAAAAAAGCCAAGAAGAGAAGGGGCTTAGAGTTTAAGTTCATAATCAGGAAATGCGAAGGCGGATACCGTATTTGGAGGACTGAATAATGAAGAAAGTTAAGCCAATAGAACTCAAGAGAGACGACATGGTTGTCTTCCGTTTGTATGAAGAAAAAGACCGCATAATGATTGAGAGTGGCTCGGGGTTGTGGAGTGTTTGCTATAAGCGAGACACACATCCTTACGACCTCATGAGAAACATTATAAACAGCGGTCAAACAGAACTTCTGACCTTGCTTGCAAGGACGGTCTATGCGTCGAGTGTGTTCTTCTCGCAACCAGAATTAATCCCTGCATTTTTTGAACTTATCGGGGGTCTGGTGCAAAAAGAAACTACATCGAATGAGAGCGAAGATGAAATCTTAGCTGAGCAAAAGGTTTTTCACGACCCAACACCAGAGAATATCAAAGAACATCAAAAAAATATCAACGATGAGTCGTAAAGAGCTTGCAACGATGTTATGTTTCCTCATTGAATCGGGGGAGCTTACATCTATTGAAGACTACGGGTGGAGAAATAGACGTAGTAGGACGTGGGCTACTCATCAGCTCGCAGATACAACAAAATGGATTCGTATAGAGTTCGGCAACAAAGTTTACTTTTTAAAAACAGACCAATGACACATTACAGACAAGGAGGAAAGCTGACGCATGCTGGCTGTGAGATTTTGCCAGACGGTAAGGATATCGAATATATCGTTATCGAGAAAATTGAGTTCAGGGAAACAGAAGAAGTGGCAGGCAGGACAGAGAAGGGTGTTTGGATTGCAACATTCGCACCAAACAAGTACACCACACTACCAATCATTCTAAACGCCACCAACAGGAGGAGGCTTTTTAAGATGTCTCAGGTGGAGCATATTGATACGCTGACAAACTTCCCTGTCAGACTAACAAAAGAAAAGACGCGGGACGTGCAAGATGGAGGAGAAACATGGGGGTTGAGAATCTCCAAACTCCCCCCAACAAAACCAGTAAAGAAAAAACTCGGAGAATCAGATATTCCAAGTGCCGTCAAGTTTCTTGAGACACGCAGCATAGACGAACTCAAAGAGTATTACGACATCCCAAAAGAAATCGAACTAAAACTTAAAAAGAAATGAAACATATCTTTATACCTTTAGGCAGACTAATACTAATGTTGTTGTATTATGTTTGCATTATAGTAACATTTTTCATAGTGTTGCTATTTGCCCTGTGGGACTTTGACTTCTTCGATGTAAAAAGACTTATTCGCGGATTACGAAAAAAGCCGTTTTGGATTGACGAGATAACACAAGAAGAAAATTATGTGTATAAAACACTATTTAGTTATATTTTTAACGTCAAGACACAGATCGGAGGATAGTTATGGAGCAAAAAGAACTACAGTGGCACTTGAGAAAGATTGGCAAATTCTCCGCAAGTAGGGCTGATGATTTGCTTTCTGCTTCAGGGAAGTGGACGGCTGGCAACATCAACTATCTACTTGAAATTCACTATCAAAGAGAAACGCAAGAGCCAGAGCCTCCTATAAACGCATGGCAGTTGTCTTTCGGCATAGAGAACGAGCCCTATGCTATAGAGTGGATGCGAGTGAATTTTCCTACTGGTAATATACTGCACTGTGACGCAGATTTCACGGAAAAAATATTTGAAGAGCCATACGAGGACTTATCTTTTGGCGCAAGCCCTGATGCGTTTTTTGTGGATGGATTTGAACAAAAATCCAATATTGTGTACAACGATGACTTTAAAAAGCATATACGCGCACTGATCGAGATAAAATGCGTCGCCGGACGAGCAGAGACGCTAAAATACTTCTCAACGTTAATACCTTACAGTAAAAAAAGAGATGACGCAAAGAAAGAGCATGGTGGGCAGATGGCTGCCCAGCTTTTTGCTTATCCGGATGTTGACAACATTTATCTACTCAAGTATCTACCGCAGTCGGATAATAATGAGTTCGATTTAAGAGGTGTACTTGACCCAACAAGAGGAATAGTGTTTGAGTTTACGCGAGAAGAGTTGTCAAGAGAGATTGACAAATACAGTCAAAGGGTTCGTTTCGCAGACCGCATACTAAAAAGCAAAGA